CTGACCCTATTCGCGCTCCTTGCGAACCCGTGTATCCCGGCATTGACTGGAAGGAGTCTTTAATCAGGGTGTCCCCTCTTTTGACGTTAATGACAAGGAGATCAATTATAAAGGCACACAAAGTAAACAGTTTTTTGTGCTCAATGAACCCTATGAATTTGGAGTTATGCCTCCACAAGCCTGCGCCGCTCAACATCATAGCGGTCGAGACCCGACGCTTCTTCCAGCCAGCGTTGTAAAGCGGTTGCGTTTCCGTCATGACTATTCCCCTGTTCCTCTCACAACTCAAGATATCGCTGCTGGTTCATTGCTTTTTGAGGCCCATTGTCGTTCATTCAAACTTGATCCCTCATTCATTCGTCCTTTTGATCCCATTCTCTTTGCTGAGTGCATATCTCTGAATGAGTATAATTCTCTGACTACCAAAACTAAAAGTGTGATTCAAGCCAATGCATTTCGTTCCGACCCAGATTGGCGTCACACAGTTGTTCGGATTTTTGCGAAAACACAACAAAAGATCAATGAAGGTTCCATTTTTGGCAGTTGGAAAGCATGTCAAACTTTGGCTTTAATGCACGATGCCGTCCTCCTTATTTTTGGCCCTGTTGTGAAGTACATGAATGCAGTTGACAAGGAGTATTGTCCCCCAAATATTTTCAAATATGGAGGTAAGACTCCCCATGACCTTTCTGATCACGCTGCAGCCTGGTTAAAACCCGGAAGGAAACGGTGCATGAATGACTACACCGGCTTTGATACAAATCAAGGGCGTGAAGCTCAGTTTTTGGAAGAAAAACGTCAGGGTCAGTATTCCATCCCCACCGCCTTAACTGAGTGGTATGTCACTCTCAAAACCAATCTCGAGTGTCAATTTGGTCCGCTTACAAGTATGAGATTCACTGGTGAACCTGGAACTTATGATTTTAATTCTGACTTTAATCGTTGTGTGATTTATTTACGTCATGATGTCCCGGATAATGTACCGGTTTACATTTCCGGTGATGATTCTGCTATTGGCGAAGTTTTGCCTATTAGAGCTCAATGGTATCATATTGAGTATCTTTTCCATAAATTGCAGTTTAAACTTGAAGAAGATTATTATGCGCTTTTTTGCGGTTATTATCTTTCTCATGTTGGGGCGGTACGTTCAC